GAATCTGCAACAGTTGCATTAATTACAAAACAAGGCAACACAACATTTTATAATGACGTAGTACAAGTTGATGGAACAACAACTGGTGTTACATTAGTTTATCAAGGTGGCTCGGCTCCAACAGCTGGAAACGCTTCATCTAATGATGTGTACACTTACACAGCGATTAAAACAGCGGCATCAACTTACACAATATTAGCGTCGCAAACTCAATTTAAATAAGGAGTAGAAAGAATGCCTTTAAACTCAACACGTGGAGCTGGATCAGCAAAAGCATTTGGTTTTACAGCAGGGGGTGTTGCACCAGTTGATGTAGATTTTTTAGTGATTGCTGGAGGAGGTGGTGGAGGAGATAATGCTGGTGGCGGAGATACTGTCGGAGCAGCTGGGGGTGGAGCAGGTGGATACAGAACTTCTTTTCCTGGTGGAACAAAAATTACATTAATTAAAGGAACAACACCAATTACAATTGGTGGAGGAGGAAATGCTTCTTATCCTCCTGGAGGAGGACCTTCACCATCAGGTAATCCTTCTATATTTTCAACAATTACATCTACAGGAGGAGGTGGGGGAGCTTCTCCATCAAGAGTTGGTGCCACAGGAGGATCTGGTGGGGGTAGTTCATATGGTAATAATGGTGCAGCTGGAAATACACCTCCAACTAGTCCACCTCAAGGAAATAATGGTGGAAATGCTGGTGAACAAGCTGCTGGAGGTGGAGGTGGAGCAGGAGGTTCAGGAAGTCCAGGTAGTGGTGGAACAGGTGGAGCAGGTGGAAATGGTACAGCAAGTTTAATAACAGGATCTCCAGTATCAAGAGCAGGTGGAGGTGGAGCTGGTGGAGCTTATCCAAATAATGGTCCAGGAGGATCTGCATCAAGTGGTGGAGGAAGTGGAGGAAATGCTCCAGGTGGTTCCGGAAATCAAGGAACCGATAACACTGGAGGAGGTGGTGGTGGCGGAGCAGGTGGAAATAGCACTGTGACAGCTGGTGGTGCACCTGGTGGTTCTGGTATAATTATTATAAGAGCTCCAGGAGCAAGTGGACCTAGATTTTCAGTTTCTCCAGGAACTAATACTAAAACAACAAGTCCAGCACCAGACGGAGCAGCTACAATATTAACATTTACTGTTTCTGGATCAGCAACTTACGGATAAAAATATGGCTCATTTTGCAGAATTAGATTCAAATAATAAAGTTTTAAGAGTAGTAGTTGCATGTAATGAAGATATTGCAAATAATGGTGGGGAACAATCAGAACAGGCGGCAGAACATTTTAAAACAGTATGTCCATTATCAGAAAATGGTGTTAAATGGATTCAAACTTCTTACAATAATAATTTTAGAAAACAATATGCAGGGATTAATTTTACATATGATCCTGTAAAAAATAAATTTTTAAGTCCACAAATATTTTCATCTTGGTCACTCGATGCTAATGATGAATGGAAAGCACCGGTTGCATACCCTACAATTAGAACATATGGCGATAATATTCCTTATTTAATACTTTGGGATGAGGATAATTTAAGATGGATAGGTAAAGATAAACAAAATAACATATTTGCTTGGTTATCTGAAACTTTATCTTGGGTTGCAACAGGAAACTAGTCTTTACTTTTATTTAAAAATTTAATATAAAGTTTGTAGAATGAATCTACAGCACTATTATTTTTATTTTCAAAATGCTCTTACACCTAGATTTTGTGATGAGTTAATTAAATATGGAACTGCTCAACAAGAACAGTTAGCGTATATTGGTGGACAATCTGATCAGGTAAATGAAAATAAACCATTATCTGATGAAGATTTAAAAGATTTAAAAAAGAAAAGAGATTCAAATATTGTATGGCTTAATGATCGTTGGATATATAAAGAAATACAACCATATATTCACGAAGCAAACAGATTAGCAGGTTGGAATTTTGATTGGGATTGGTCTGAATCTTGTCAATTTACAAAATATAAATTAAACCAATTTTATGATTGGCATTCTGATAGTTGGGAAACACCTTATAATACACCTGAAGATAAAAATCTCCACGGAAAAATTAGAAAGTTATCTGTTACATGTTCCTTATCTGATTCTAAAGATTATAAAGGTGGAGAATTAGAATTTGATTATAGAAATATGAACCCTGATAAAAAATCAGTTAGAAAATGTGCAGAAATATCTCCACGCGGTTCTATAGTTGTATTTCCATCGCATCTATGGCATAGAGTTAAACCAGTAACTAAAGGAACAAGATATTCATTAGTAATTTGGAATCTTGGTTATCCTTTTAAATAAAGAAATGATTGTTATAAATAATTTTTTAAAAGGTCCTAAATTTAGATGAAAGTAATAAAAGATTGTATAAATAAATCAAATTTAATTGAATTTCAAAATAAAATAAATTCATTAAATTTTCCTTGGTATTTTTTAGAAGATTCTGCATTTGGGAATAAAATGAAAAATACAATTAATTATTCATTTTCTCATACAATATTATTAGATAATAATATTTTATCAAGTTATTATGATTTTGTTTATTCAGTTTCTATGCAAATAAAAGATAAATTTAAATTAAATAATTATAAAATAACAAGGTTAAGATTAGGATTGACAACTTCTTACGGAGAAAAAATAATAAATAAACCTCACATTGATTCTGTAAAAAATCATAAGGTAATTTTATTTTACTTAAATAATTCAGATGGAGATACTTATTTTTATAAAAATAACAAAATTATAAATTCAATTACACCAGAAGAAAATAAATCAGTATTATTTGATGGAAATATTTATCATTCAAGTAGTAAACCTATTAAAAATTCAAAAAGAATTATTTTAAATATAAATTTAGAAAATGAAAAATAAAAAAATGAATTTTAAAAAAAATAAATACATAATTATTAAAAAAGCAATATCAGAGGAACTTGCTGAATTTTGTTATGATTATTTTATAATAAAAAGACAAGTTGCAAAAACAATGTTTGATAATAGGTATATTAGTCCATTTACAACTGAATTTGGAGTTTGGAATGATAAACAAGTTCCAAATACTTATTCACATTATTCAGATATTGTAATGGAAACTTTACTTATAAAACTACTTCCTATTATGGAAAAAACAACTGAATTAAAATTAAATGCAAATTATTCTTTTGCTAGAATTTACAAAAAAGGAGATATACTCCATCGTCATAAAGATAGATTTAGTTGTGAAATATCTACAACATTAAATCTTGGAGGGGACCCTTGGCCTATATATTTAGAGCCTTCTGGCAAAGAAGGATTAAAAGGAATTAAAGTGGATTTAAAACCAGGAGATATGTTGGTTTATAAAGGAAATGAATTAGAACATTGGAGAGAAGAGTTTAAAGGAGAAAATTGTACTCAAGTATTTTTACATTACAATAATATTAAAACTAAAGGATCTAAAGAAAACATATATGACAGGCGACCACACTTAGGCCTTCCAGGTTGGTTTAAAAAATGATTGAAGATAGAATAAAAGAATTAGAAGAACAACTTCAAATGGAAAAAATGGTTAAACAATCTGAAGTAATGTTAAATAAAGAATTATTAGAAAGAATTGAAAAATTAGAACTTCATAAAGAAACATTAATAGAAATTAATGAAAAATATTCAAATACTATAGGAAAATTAAGAGTTAGATTAAAAGAACTTATTGTAAAATAAATTTAAATAAATTTATACCATCCTGTAATTATATATTTTGTTTCCTTATCTGCAGGACGTCCTCTATGAACAAAATTCCAATTTGCTGGCCAGATAACTGTTAATCCTTCTTCTGGTTTAATTTTTAATTTTTGATACAACCATTCTGTTTCCCCCTTACTTTTAACAGTATTTAAATAAGTCATAAATACTAACATCCTTGTTGCATCAAGCACACTTGATTGTTCTGTGTGCCATTTAAAAAAAGCTTCTCCAGGTTTATATTTTTGAATATTAATTGTTTCATTAACGTACCATTTTTCTAAATAAGAATCTAATTCTGGAAAATTTTTTTTATAATTTATAGTACAATCATTTAAAGCTTCGTAATAAAAATTATAAGTTGAGTCGTGTATATTAATAATTAAATCTGTTGATTTCTTTGCATCTGGTTTATAACCTCTACCAATAATGCCTTTTATTTGATTTTTTTTATCTTGTTCAAATAGCTTTATTAATTTCTTACAGATTGACTTATCTATATACCAACCTTTAATAAAACCATCTAATTTGTTGATTTTATGCTCTTTCATGGTACTATCTATAACTCAAAATTTTGATAAAATAAAGACTTTATGCCTTTACAGAAGATACAATTTAAGCCAGGATTTAACAAACAACAAACTGCAACCGGAGCCGAAGGGCAATGGATTGATGGTGATAATGTTAGATTTAGATATGGAGAACCACAAAAGATAGGTGGTTGGCAAGAATTAGTTAATAAAACCCTCGCGGGC